GCGATTTACGGACTCGACGTGCCCGTAGGTACGTGGATGGTGTCCGTCAAGGTCGACAACGAAGCTATCTGGCAGGAGTGGGTGAAAGAAGGCAAGGTCAAGGGCTTCTCCATCGAGGGGTACTTCGCCGATAAGATGAAGAAGAACTCAGAGGACGAGATGCTCCACGAGGTGGTGCGAGCTATCAACGACGTTCGCCTACAACAAGACCTCTGGAATGCTATCGAACAAGAATTAGGCCAAAGGCTTGAGGATTGAGACAAATAAAAACTTATAGGAAAAAAAGGACTCCATGACTATCCAAGAACGAGTGCAAGAAATCTTCAATCGTTTCAACGTCAACTTGACGGTGAGCGAAGAGAAGCGCACCGAGATGGCGGAAGCCACCCTCGAAAATGGAACGGTGATCTACACCGATGCGGAAGAATTCGCCGAAGGTGTCGAAGCCTACATCATCAACGACGAGGGCGAAAATATCCCCTTGCCTCCCGGCGACTACACCCTCCAAGACGGAGGCGTCATCGTTGTCGGTGACGGCGGTGTCGTTACCTCTGTCGGTGAAGGTACCGAGGAGGTCGAAGAAGTCGTCGCAGAGGTCGAAGCCTCCGAGGAGGAAGTGACCGAAGAGGCAGAAGAGGTGCAGGCGGAGGAGACACCCAGCTACGTCACCAAGGCGGAAGTCGAAGAGATGATTGCCGCCGCTTTCGAAGCCCTCAAGAAAGACGACAAAGAAGAGATGTCATCCGACACTCCCCAAGAACAAGAAGAGAACCCCGTAGCTGTCGAGCTGGCCGCAGTTAAGGCGGAGCTCGAATCTATCAAAAAGCAAGCCGCCGAGGGTGGCTTGAAGCACGCGGCACCTACGCAGAAGCGTGAGCCCGTCAACCTCAAGAATCTATCGACTCAGGAGCGCGTGTCAGCTCTCCTTAATCAATTCTCAAAGTAATGAGCCTTTACAAGTTTGGCGAAAACGCCACTGTTGGCGTCGGTACCTACGCAGGAGAAGCGGCACGCCCTTACGTGTCTGCTGCTATCCTCTCTGCCGACACCATCGCAAACGGGTACATCTCTGTACTCGAAAACGTCCACTCAAAAGCAGTTCTCCGCAAGTTCAGCGGCGCGGCTATCCAAGCCAACGACAACTGCGCATTCTCAACCCCGGATTCTGGTCAGTTGACTTTGGGCGAAGCCATCCTCGAAGCATCGGCTTTGAAGGTCAACGAGCAGGTGTGCAACGCCAACCTCCGCGCTACGTGGGAGTCAGCACAAATGCGCTCACAGAACTCCGGAGCTCCTGCTGACTTCACGACCTACGTGGCACAATACGTCGCTGCTAAGGTGGCCGAGTCCGTGGAGCATAACATCTGGGCTGGTAACTGGCAGAAAGACCTCGGAGAAGCCGCTCCTTACACTGCCTTCACGGGCATCATTAAGCAAATCGTAGCCGGATCACCCGACCGCGAGACTACGAGTGCCCTGCCTTTGGCTGTTGCTGACTCTGCTGGCGTTTCAGTCGGTATCTTGACGGCTTTGGAAGCCGTTACCTCTGGCGCAGAGGGAGCACCTGCGACGATTATCGGAGACCCCAACACGAAGATTTTCATGAGCCGCGCCTCTGCCAACTTGTACTACCGTGCGGTGGCAGGAACGGCACAGCTCCAGTTCTTGAATGACGGTCTCGTTTCTCGCTACGCTGGATACGACATCATCACTCCTGCCGGATTCCCTAACGACTGCATCTTGTTGAGCAAGATTGACAACTTGTACTTCGGTACAAACCTTTTGACGGACCACATCCAAGCGTCCGTCTTGGACTTGCAAGGTGTGACCGGCGACGACGTGACCCGCGTGATCATGCAGTTCTCTGGCGGTTGCCAAGTCGTAGACCTCAACGGTCTCTCCGTGTGGCGTCAGGAGATTCCTGCCTAATTGAAAACCCGACAAGCGGGGGGGCTTCGGCTCCCCCCTTTGTCTAAACCCCCTTCCTCATGGCTTGTAGCCTAACTCTTACAGGACGCGACCTTCCATGCCGCGACGCCCTCGGGGGTATCGAGCGTGTGTATATCGCAGAATGGCAGGAGAACCTCTGGGCAAGCCCCGGAGCTGTGACGGGTATCATCAGCTCAACGTCTCCTACGTTGACGGTGTCCCTCCAGCCTTTTGCCACAACCAAAAACGCTTCCTCCCTCACCCAGTCGGGTACTGGATCGGTCGAGAACGGGACTATGTTCTATACGCAGACCCTCTCCCTCGTCCTCCCCAAGCTGACGGGCGGCGACATCGTAAACCTCCAAGAGCTCGGGTACGGGCGTCTTGCTGTGGTGGTGATGGACGTGAACGGGGCTTTCTGGATTATGGGACACACCCGGGGGTGTGAACTCGCAGGCGGAACCGTCACGACGGGTACGGCTACGGGCGACCTCTCAGGTATGACCCTCGAAATCACAGCGGAGGAGGCTACGATGACCCCAGCAGGCAACACCTCTGCGGCCTTCGTCCCTTCTATTTCTGGTGCCACCTTTAACGCCTTCGTCTAATGCCTTGCGGAAGTATCACAATTTCACAACGTGACCTCGGATGCCGCGACGTATTTGGCGGCATTGAGAAGGTCTATTTTGGCGAATTCTCCTCAGGTATCTGGGAGGCCGTAGGCCTGACGACAGACGGATATATCGACGACGCTACTGCGGCTCTGACGGTGTACGGATACGACACCTCTCGGAACGTGAGCTCGTTGGTGCAGACCATCAACGCCTCGACAGAAAATCGTACCATCTTTTTCGAGCAGACCTTGACTTTGGTTCTGCCCGGGTTGAGCGGTACGGATCAGGTTGAGCTTTTGAACCTTGCTAAGGGTCGCTTGGTGGTAATCGTAAAAGACGTGAACGGAAACTACTTCGTAGTGGGCAACATTCGCGGGGCGGAGGTGACGACTTCGGAGGTGACGAGCGGCGTAGCTGCTGGCGACCTTCGCGGTGTCACTCTTACCGTGGTAGCTCAGGAGCAGTCAGCGGCACCTTTCCTCGACTGGGCTACGGCCACAGACGCGGTTACTGGTAACGTCACCGTCGGCTAACTTTCAGCCTTTTCCGATATAGTTACAAGGAGGGGGAGGGCGCAGGCTCTCCCCTTTTTGATTCAGATATGATACACCTCTCCCCCAACGCCGCCAGTAACACCGTGAACGTCACGCCCTTCGAGGCGCGCAAGTTCCTTGCCAGCTTTACGCACTACCTCGTCCAGCTGACAAACAACGCCACCGAGGAGAAGCACTACTTCGTCCCTGTCCTTACCTACGACAACGAGAGGTATACCCAGTTCGACCTGCCCACCAATGCCGACACGACGAACTCCGTCTTAATTACGGAGAGCGGCCTGTACACGTACAAGGTGTGGGGGCAAAACTCCTCAACCAACCTCGACCCCACAGACGCTTCCGTGGTAGGCATATGCGAGGTGGGTCCGTGCCGCGTAAGCGATGCGCCCGCATGGACTATCCCGAACGTCGACATCCCTGACAATGTGATATATTACGAGTGATGGAACTACTCAAACTCAAAGAATACCAAGAACGCTCCTATGCGGAGAAACCCTCCAATCAGGGCTTCGTTCAATACGGGGACGACAACCTCTTCCCGCAGTACCTCATCGACCTGTACAAGAGCAGCGCGACGCATAACGCCCTGTGTACCTCTATCGCCTACATGATCTACGGCGACGGGGTGCAGGCCGACACGCTGGACGCCCGCCTCAAAATTGAGGAATGGGGACTACAGGACGAGGTGCGCAAGGCTTGCCTCGACTTGAAGATTCAGGGAGGCTTCGCCCTCGAAGTCGTATACTCTATCGACAGGACGACGGTGGCCAAGGTTCGGCACTGCCCCTTCGAAAACATCCGCTCTGGTGAGGTCGACGAGAACGAAGAGGTACAATTCTACTACTACTCGAAGAATTGGAACGACAAGCAATGCGAGCCGCAGCTCGTGCGAGCTTTCGACCCCGAGGATTCAATGGAGCACCCCGTACAAATCTTGTACGTCAAGCCTTTCTCCCCCGGTTCTTA